GTTGCAGCTTCGATGTCTTGAGGGTGCAGGTCAAGCACCCCGGCAAGGGCATCCGCCATGTTTGCCAGGGTATTTGCGCAGTGGTTTTCTTGGTTTTCAGTCATGTCCAAAGCATAGCCACAATTTTTTCGATGTGTATTAGGGAAAACCCCTAGACAGCCATAAAAAAAAGCTATACCCTATGCAAACCTGATAGTCAGTGACTATCAATCCCGGCCAGTGGCCTTTAACGCTCTGTGAGCAAACACCAATGAAAACACCTGAAGAACTGCAAGCCGAACTCGAAACCGTCAAGGCGCACAACGCGAAGTTGCTGGGCGAATTGAAAGTGGCCAAGGCGAAAGCCCAAGGCGCTGAAATCGACCCTGGAGAACATGCGCGACTGCAAACTGAGGTGGAGACTTTGACCGGCAAACTGAGCGCGGCTGAAAAGTCTGGCAAAACCGAGATTGACAGGCTCAAAGCGGCCCTGACTGAAAAAGACGGGGCGCTGCAAAGCTATTTGATCGAAGGCGGATTGTCTGACGCGCTGGCGAAAGCTGGCGTGAAGCCTGAGTTCATGGATGCGGCCAAAGCACTGTTGAAATCGCAAGCCGCGATTAAGGCAGAGGGCGGGCAGTATCAGGCGCTGATTGGTGACAAGCCACTGGCCGAAGCGGTCAAGGGATGGGCGACTGAAGGCGGTAAGCACTTCATCGCGGCCACCCAAAACAGCGGCGGCGGTGCAACTGGTGGCGGACAGAACGGCAATGCCAAGAAGTTCGCCGAAATGACCTCCGAGGAGCGCGTGGCGCTCTACCGTACCGACCCCAAAGCCTACGAAGCGGCAAAAACCGCAGGCTAATTTTTTGAAAGATCATCATCATGGCAACCGTTCGCCTTTCTGACATCATCGAGCCCGCAGTGTTCTTGGACTACATGGCCCAAGACACCATGGAAAAATCCGCCTTTTGGCAGTCCGGCGTTATCGCCACAAACCCCCTGCTGGTGGCAAAGGCCAATAGCGGCGGAAAAATTGTGGACGTGCCATTTTGGAAAGACCTCGCCAACAACGAGCCAAACATCTCCAATGATGACCCAGACGTAAAGTCGACCCCCGACAAGATCGACACTGGAAAGCAAGTCGCCCGCATCGCGTACCTGAACAAATCTTGGAGCGCGACCGACTTGGCCTCTGAAGTTGCCGGGTCCAACGCCATGGAGCGCATTGCGGCCCGTGTGTCTCGCTACTGGGAGCGTGCCTATCAATCGCGCCTGTTGAGCATGACTCGTGGATTGCTGGCTGACAACATCGCGGCGAACTCGGGCGACATGCGCTTCAACGCCGCACGCACCACATCTGGCGCTGCTGCAGCTGAGAACGGCTTCACCCGTGCCAACTTCACCAGCGCTGCCTTCACCTTGGGCGATGCGTTCGAAAACACTGGCGCGATTGCCGTTCACTCGGTGATTTACAAGCGCATGGTGGACAACAACGATATCGACTTTGTGAAAGACAGCGATGGCCTGTTGACCATCCCGACCTACTTGGGAAAGCGAATCGTCATTGATGACGGCATGCCTGCTGTGCTCAATTCCACAAGCGGCCTGATCGAATACACCTCGGTGTTGTTTGGTGCTGGCGCTATTGGTTTGGGCGAGGGCACCCCGTTGACCCCCGTGGAAGTGGAGCGCAAAGCAGACCAAGGCAATGGCGCAGGCGTGGAGATCCTCTACAACCGCAAGACCTTGCTCATGCACCCCATGGGTTACGCCTTCACCAGCGCCGCCGTGGCTACCGAGTCGCCCACCTTGGCTGAGCTGCGAGACGTGACCAACTGGACCCGCGTTTACGAGCGCAAGGCGGTTTCTATCGCCTTCCTAGTCACAAACTGATCGGACATTGATCGAACTGGCGGGGCTTCGGCCCTGCCTTTTTTGGGGTACACATGAACGAAGAAAAACGCCGTGGGCGACCACCCAAGCTACCTGAAGCGCCTGAAGCGACTGAAGTCCCTGAAGTCGCCACTGAAGAGCAAACCGAAGCGCCGACAGAAAACCGGGAAATGACATTTGCCGAAGTGATGGCGTGGAACGATGCCAACCGCGACAAGCTGCCACCTGCCCCCGTTTTGCCTGCGAAGGTGAAGCCCAAACTGACGAGGTTCTGACATGATCGTTGAAGATGGAACCGGGAAATCTGACGCGAACAGCTACGCATCCGTGGCCTTTGCCGATGCTTACTTTGCAGCACGCAACGGCGCGGCATGGGCATTGCTTGGAACACCTGCCAAACAAGCCAACCTGATCCAGGCGACCGACTACATCGAGGCGACCTACGGGCAGAGCTTCAAGGGTCAAAAAGCCACGGCTGTGCAGGCGCTTGCATGGCCGCGCAAGTACGTGGTGATCGACGGGTTTGATGTTGCATCGAACCACATTCCCCCTGTGCTGATGAACGCCGTATGCGAACTCGCATTGAAGGTGCAAGACGGGCCATTGGTGGAAGACCAGAAACAGCGTGTCGCCAAGAAAAAGGTGGACGTGCTCGAAGTCACCTATGCCGACAACAGCGACCCAGCAAAGCGGTTCCCGATGGTGGCGCGTATGTTGTCCATCCTGACCACTTCGGCCAGTGATGGCGGCGGTTTTCAATCGGTGAAAGTGGTGCGCGTGTGACCGAAGCCGACCAAGACGCAGCGGACGCATCCGCCATGCTTGCCGAGTTCGGCGAGGCGGTGGTGGTGACGTTCCCGGGCTCACCGAGTTTCGACCCGGTGACTGGTGCGCCTGTGCCTGGTTCGGGCGGTGCGCAATACACCGCAAAAGGCTACCCCGGTCAATACGGGGCCGACGAGGTGGATGACAGCCTCATCAAGTCCGGTGACATTCGCCTGATTCTGGAGCGGATAGCCCAACGACCTGAAGCAAGCTGCACGGCATTGATTGACGGCGTGACGTACCGCGTCATGACCGTGCGACCCGTGCGCAAAGCGGGTCAGGACGTTATTTACATCTGCCAACTGAGGCGTAATTAATGGCCCCCATTGATAAAATCGCGGCGGCGCTGGCAACAAGGCTCAACACCTTGAACCTGCCTACACATTGGGAAAATGGCCCGTCATTCACCCCGCCTGCCACGGGCGCGTATCTCAAAGAATCATTCATGCCGGGCGAGGCCCTGCCCTTTGGCGTGTTTCAGGCCGACATCCTTGGCGGCATTTACCAAGTCACCGTGATGGCGCGTAAAGGCTCGACCAAGGGCGGGTCAATCGCTGAGGTCAGTGCTGTGCTCAATGCTTTCCCGCGCGGCCTGCGACTGGATTATCTCGGGCAAAGAGTCACCATTTTGACAACGTGGCGAAGTGGTGGTTTTGAATCCGGCGACCGCTGGGCTGTGCCTGTCTCGATTCGGTTTAGGGGCGTGGCATGACTTTTGCATTGGACATTTCCAAGCTGGTCAAAAAATACAACGGCAACGTGGACAAGGCCGTTAGAACCACTGGTTTTGAGCTTGTCCGGCGCGTGGTCAACAACACCCCCGTGGACACCGGGCTGCTGCGCGGAAACTGGCAGGCAACGGTTGACGCGCCTGCAACGGGCACGATTGAGCGCGAAGACAAATCAGGCCAAGCCACGATCCAAGCGGCCATGCCTGCCATTAAGCAAATGACCGGGCGCGTGTTTTGGCTGTCCAACAATTTGCCCTACGCATACCGCATCGAGTACGAGGGCCATTCGAGCATCAAAGCCCCCGCCGGGATGGTGCGCGTATCAATCGCCGAACTGCAAGATAGTTTGGCCCTATCGCAAATCAGAAGCCGATAGTAAAATTAAATCCGCCCAATTCCGGGCAATCTTTTTGCAAAGAGGTTTTTCATGGCATTAATCACCCCAACCACGGCAAGCGCTGTGGGGGCCACGGTAGTCAATACGACCACCATGACCGCCGCTGACACGCTTACCTATGACAAGGCGCTGAATCAAATTTTGATTTTGCGCAACGGCACCGCTGGCCCGCTTACGGTCAACATCAAAGGCAACACGGCAACGTCTGCAAGCGTCAGCGGTATCGGCCCCGTGTCGCTGACTGGTGGATTTTCCACTGGTGCTATCGCGGCTGGTGCCACCGTGGCAATCCCGCTGAACACCATCGAGCGATGGCTTGAAGGCTCAGTCGTCAACCTCACGGGCGGCACTGGCATTTCTGCCCAACTCATCCAACCCGTTTAATTTTTTGAAAGCGATTCATCATGTCCAATGACGTTTTTTCCTCCGTTGGTACGGTTCTTGCCGTTTCCGCATCCCTCCCGACCACTGAAAACTTGACGGGCTTTGAAGCCCTGACATACACGGCAGTTGGCCTTGCCTCCGAAGTGCCCGAGTTCGGCGTGCAGCAAGCCATTGCAACATTCGTGCCATTGTCCACTGGCATCACGATCAAGCGCGGCGGCTCGATTGACAATGGCGAATTGACCGTGCCGCTGGCCTTGACCGGCTCAGACGCTGGTGAGGGCATTTTGCGCACCAAGGCCGAAGGCACGCCAACGAGCGACAAGCGCGTGAGCGTGCGCGTGGCCTTTGCCAATGGCGACTTTGCCTACTTCGTGGCCTTCGTCAACGCATTTCGCTACACCCCCGGCAATGCTGATGCAATCGCTCAAGCCTCTGTCGGTTTGGCCGTGACATCGACCGTTGTTTACGACGCAAACTGACCCCATTGATGCGCCTAGGGTAGCCCCCGAACGCCGACCTAACCCACCGGCTGGCGCATCACCTTTTCCGGGTTGAAACTTTGAGGGACAAAGCATGTCTATTTTTCAACTGAAAACCGTTGCCGCTGACGATGGTGTCGTTATGACCATTCGCCACCCCGAGTCCAGCCTGCCCATGGAAGGCCAGACAATCACCCTGCTGGGCACTGATTCTCGGATCTACCGAGAGCACATCGCCAAGCGTGAGCGGGCCATGATCGAGCACGTCAATGCAACGCACAAACCGCCAAAACTGGTTCACGAACAAACTAAGCAACGGGCGCTGGATGACTTGGTGCTGTTGACCGTGGGTTGGACCCTTGACGGCATCGACGGCAATCCCGTCGAGTTCTCGAAAGAAGCGGCCCGCGATATGTACGCAGACGCTGGCATGGCATGGCTTCGTGAGCAAGTTGAGTCGTTCGTTCAGGATCGCTCAAATTTTTTGCAGAAGTAAGCGCGGCTCTGGATCTTTACGTCAGGCACGCAGCGTTTTTGCATGCGGTGCCTGAAAAGTCCAAGAAGTCACGCTTAGAGCAAAACCCGCAAAGCAGATTTCCGCCTCTTGATTGGGGCGGGCATTTGATCGAATGGCTTTTTGAGGCTGGCCCCGTGCTGTCAAGTGGCATGGGGCTGGCCCCATTGTGTGATCGTGACTTGGTGGCGTGGCAGGAAAACCAGGGCTTGCTTTTGACGGGCTGGGAGTGCAGCACTTTGGTTCGGCTATCGCGCATCTACGCCAACGGCATAAGCCAATACACGGATCCGAGAAGCATACCGCCATGGTCACCAGATGTCCGTGAGGAATCCGTCAAGGCGGCAACTGAGGCAATGCAGGGCTGGCTAAAGAAAATGGCGTCCAGGTAGGCTACCACTTTTTAACCGCACCCGATAAAATCAAGCCATGGACATCGCCACGCTCAAAATCGCAATAGACACGCGGGAGGCATTGACCGCCCGGCGTGTGCTTATAAGCATCGAAGACCAAGCGGGCAAGACCGAGAAAGCCACCATAAGGATGGCGAAGCAAAGCACCCATGCGCTCGGCGATATGTCGGGCTTTATCGGGCGAGTTGCTGGCGCTTTGGCCGCGGCAAACTTGGCCCAGCAATTTATCAGAGTGGCCGATTCGGTGACGGTGCTCAACAACCAGTTGAAGCTGGCCATGGGCACCGCTCAGGCGGCTGGGCAAGCCTACAAAGATCTCTACATCATCGCCCAGCAATCGCGGGTTTCGTTCACCAGTCTGGGCGGCACGTTTGCGCAAATCCGCAGGGCGACCGAGGATACGGGACTGAGCTATGGCCGCTTGCTGACAGTGACCGAGGCCATTGGTAACGCCATGGCGGTGTCAGGTGGAGCTGCGCACAGTATGAACGCGGCGCTGATCCAGTTACAACAGGGCTTGGCATCTGGCACATTGCGCGGCGAAGAACTGAACAGCGTCATGGAGCAGACGCCACGACTGGCCCAAGCCATTGCAGACGGTTTGGGCATCACCCGTGGACAGCTTCGCGCAATGGGTCAAGACGGCAAGCTGACGAGCGATGCCGTCATTCGCGCGCTGGAATCGCAAGCTGGCGTACTCAAGGGCGAGGTGGCCAACTCCACACTGACAGCTGGGCAGGCTTACACGGTCATGGCAAACGCCACGACAAAGATGATCGGGCAATTTGACCAATTGACGGGCGCAAGTGCTGGAGTCGCTTCGGCCATGAAGTCTATCGGTTCGGCCATGGATGGTCTGGGCGTTTTCATCGAAAACAACAAGGAGGGAATTTTGGCGATTACGGGCGCTCTGGCTGGCGCGGCGGTCGTTGCGGGCATTGTGAAAATGGCGGGCGCTATCGGGCTTGTGACTGCGGCGTTTACGGCGCTGACTGCGGTTATTGCGGCCAACCCCGTGGGCCTTGTCTTGCTTGGCATTGGTGCAGTTGGTGGGGCTATTGCTGGCATGAATGCGTATAACAACGCCTTCGCAAAGACCCGCGAGGGCATGGTTGAGACAATCAAGCGACTGGAAGAAACCAACAAGTCAGTCGAGAAAAGCATTTATGGGCCACCAAAAGCGGCGGCGATGCAGCACGTAGAGGCGCGCCGGAAACAAATCGAAGGCTTGCGCAAAGAGATCGAAAAGCTGGACGCAGCGGCAATCAAGGCGGGCGGCGGATCCGGCTCAATTGGCAGCGGCGACACCGCATTGATGCGAGAGCAGGGCAAGGCTTATGCGGCCATGGCCGGGGAGCGTCAGAAATTCATTGATGGGGCAATGACGGCCACTCAAAAAATGAATGCAGAGCTTGAAAAGGCTCGCAAGGCATTTGGCGGCATGATCCCTCAAAACGTGGAAGAGGCCATCAGGGGGAAATATGCGGGGGCAATTGAAAAGGCCACAGACGAAACAAGAAAGCTGATCGATGCCGGTATTGAACTTCAAAAATCGCTCACTGCAAAAGATTCCGGGCTTTCGCCGGAATTTGCAAAGCAGTTGGAATCGCTTGATGCGGCATACAAGTCCGGGAAATTAAGCACTGACCAACTGCTGGAATCTCAGCGCCTATTGCTTGAGCAACAGCCATTTATGATTGACGCGGCGAAACGTGAGGCCGATGCTATCAAGGAAGCGGCAAAGGCCCAAGAGGCCATGACCAAGCTGCACGAAGACAGCCTAGAAGCTCAAATCAGGCGCGTCGAATCGCTGCAAACAGAGGAAGCGGCGGTAAAAATGGCGCGTGAGTTGAATGTCTCACTCGCCCAAGCGGTCGAGATGGTCAACATCGCCAAGCTCAAAGAGCAGCAAATCGCGGCCATGAGAAATCCCGAAGCGGTGGCGGCTATTGAGCGCGAGATTGAAGAGCGAAAAAAGCTGATCGACCTGATCGGCAGTAAAGAGGCGCGCGAGGCTTCAACCAGGGCGGCGGAAAAATCGGCGGCTGACTGGAAGCGCACGGCTGAAAAGATTGAGGACGCGCTGACTGATTCATTGATGCGCGGCTTTGAAAGAGGCAAGGACTTCGGGCAGAACCTCAAGGACACGCTGGAAAACATGTTTAAGACCATGGTTTTGCGCCCGGTTATTCAGGCGGCCATTGGCGGCATTGGCTTGGGCGGTGGTAATGCGTCGGCTGGTGGTGTTGAAGGAATGATTACTAGGGGGGTTGGGAAAATCCTAAATGGCGGCGGCAGTGGCGATCTTGTTTCGAGTTTGCGTGGGCTCATGAGTGGCCCGGCTAACTTTTTGACCGGGAAAACCATAAGCGCAGGCATGGCTGGCGGGTGGACGCGGGTCGGGGATTGGCTGTCCACAAGCTCGAACAACACAATGGCCAATGCTGGATCTTGGATGCAGAACAACCCGCAGGCGGGGGCATACCTTGGCATGGCTGGTAATGCGATGGCTGGTTATGGCATAAGCAGATCGTTGTCGGGCGGATACAAAGTTGGAAACAAAGATTATGTTTCCGCAATAGCCGGAATTGCGTCTGCAATCCCTAGCATCGGGCCAATCGCGGGGCTTGTTGGGGCGGCTGTAAACCGGGCATTTGGCATGAAGGCAAAACAAGTCACAGGCGAATCATTGCGCGGTTCTTTCAGTGAATCAGGGGCCGACACATCTTCGGTGCAAAGCTGGTCTCAAAAAGGCGGATGGTTTAGACGCGGCAGAAGCGGCACAAACATCACGGCGGTGACTGGCGAGCTTGACGCTTACATGGATTCGACCATTGGAAGCATGTTTTCTGCTGCGCGTGAGGCGGCGCAAATTTTGCGAATGAATGCCGATGCGATCAATGGCTTCAGTCAGTCGATTGACCTGAATTTGATCGGCCTGAACGAAGAGCAGCGAAACAAGGCCATCAATGACGCCTTGGGGGGCTTTGGTGATGCACTTGCTCAAAAGCTAGGCGCGGAATCAATGGACGCGCTTGTTAAGTTTGCCCAGCAAGTCATGCAGCAGCGCACTCAGCTTGAGAATCAGTTGTTGCAGCTTCAGGGCAACACCACCGAGCTACGCAGGCGTGAGCGCGACTCCCTGCACGAATCTAACCGAGCCATATACGACCAGATCAAGGCTCTGCAAGACCAGGCCGCCGCAAACGAAAAAGCAGCCCAAGCCCAAGCCGAAGCCAACGCCAAGCTGCAAGCCATCGCGACAGAGCGCGCAAGCCTGCAAGACCAGCTTGACCAACTGCTGGGCAACACCGAAATTTTGCGAGCCCGTGAGCGCGCAGCCTTGCACGAATCTAACCGAGCCATATACGACCAGATTAAAGCCTTGGAAGATTCCAATGCAGCGGCAAAGGTGGCCGAGCAAATCGCCAGAGAACAGCAGCAAGCAGCAGAGCAAATCCGAAGCGCATGGAAATCCATTGGGGATGGTTTGATGGACGAAGTAAACCGTATTCGAGGCATGGTTGCAAGCGAATCCGGGTACAGCTTGGCCTACCTGCAAAGCGAGTTCGCCATTCTCACGGCGGCAACACGGGCTGGCGACCAAGTGGCTGGCGGCAAGCTATCCGGCGTGGCGAGTGCCATCAGCGAAGCGGCAGCTATGGAGGCGAGAAGTGCACTTGAGCTTGCAGTCATGCGCTCGAATGTCGCCAACTCACTTGAGCGCACGAATCAGATTGTGACGGGTGCACCAGTAAGCGTAAACACGCCCATATTGACCTCAAACGCAGCCGAGGACACTAAGGCCATGCGCTCGCAAATCGAGGCCCTAAACGCCCGTATCAACGAACTGACCACAAACAGCAAGGCGGAGAATCAGGCGCAATTCAATGCCCTAAATCGCTTGGTGTCGATCATGGACAACGCAACGCAGGGCGGCTCAATGGCGGTGCGAACAATCAACGGCGAGACGGTCAAAACATCATGAAATTCATCAAGCGCATCCCGATAACGGCGGGCATGATAAGCAACGAACAGGCGCAACAAACGGACCTTTGGTACACCAACGAATCCGGGGCATTGGTTGCCGTTGCCCCATGGGTGTCCGGTCAAAACGTGGCAACTGGCGACCGCAGATCACACGATCAAAAGGTGTGGCAAGCACTCAACACGCACGCAAGCACGGCAGAGCCTGACTTATCACCGACACTGTGGGCATTTGTCGCACCGACAAACCGATGGGCGGCTTTTGATGATGCCGTTGGAAGTGCCACGCAGGAAACGGGGTCAATATCGTTCACCCTTACGCCGGGCGAGAGGTTTGATTCTTTTGGGTGCTTGGGAATGCAGGGAAGTAGTTTGATCGTGGATGTTGAAGATCCGAATGCTAACTTCTTCACGGATTTTGTTAGCAGGACATTACCATCAGCGCGATTTTGGTCTTCTGTTACTTACGGCGGCGGTTTATTTATTGCTGTGGCAGTTAACTCAGACTTAGCCGCCACATCAACCGATGGAATTAATTGGATACAAACAACATTACCATCAGCGCAACCTTGGCGTTCAGTAACCTACGGAAACGGGTTATTTGTTGCTGTGGCAGATGGAAACGTAGCCGCCACATCAACCGATGGGATTAATTGGACAAGCAGGACATTACCATCAGAGCAAAATTGGCGTTCAGTAACCTACGGCGGCGGTTTATTTGTTGCTGTGCAATCTTCTACAAGCGTAGCCGCTACATCAACCGACGGGATCAATTGGACAAGCAGAACATTACCATCATCGCAAACTTGGTATTCTGTCACTTACGGCAGCGGTTTATTTGTTGCTGTGGCGATTGGCTCAAACGTAGCCGCCACATCAACCGATGGGATTAATTGGACACAAAGAACATTACCATCAGCGCGATTTTGGTCTTCTGTTACTTACGGCGGCGGTTTATTTGTTGCTGTGGCAGTTAACTCAGACTTAGCCGCCACATCAACCGATGGAATTAATTGGATACAAACAACATTACCATCAGCGCAACCTTGGCGTTCAGTAACCTACGGAAACGGGTTATTTGTTGCTGTGGCAGATGGAAACGTAGCCGCCACATCAACCGATGGGATTAATTGGACAAGCAGGACATTACCATCAGAGCAAACTTGGTATTCTGTCACTTACGGCAGCGGTTTATTTGTTGCTGTGGCGATTGGCTCAAACGTAGCCGCTACCGCCACATACAGCGGCACGTTTTACACCACCACCATCCCCTTGATTGAGGACGAAGAGCCCGTTATTGATTTTTGGACGTATTGCTTTGCCGGATTCAAGCAAAAAGAAAACATCCTCGTCACTGGCCTGAACAGTGCAAGCTATACCACCGCCCGAATCAAAATCACAATCAGCGGTGCAACAACAACCGACCCCGTGAAACTTGGGACGTTCAATTTCGGCATGGTGCAAGTATTGGGCATTACTGAGATGGGCATGAAAACGGGCATCACGAATTACTCGTCCTACAATGTTGACCAATTCGGCGTGACTCGAATCATTCCCCAAACATTTGCAAAAAAAATCAATGCCAACGTGATGGTTGACCGTGCGGGCTACAACACGGTGTTTCAATCATTGGTGGACTACAAAGACACAGCCGTGATTGTGTTCCCGAGCGATTCGGAGGACTACTCAAAAGCAATTACTTACGGCCATATCCGTGAATGGTCATTGTCGATTGACTACCCGACTTATACAATGCTGCCCATTGAAGTGCGCGGCCTAACCTGAGAGAAAGCCCATGCCAGTACCAATTCCACCAACAACACCCGGCGCACCGCCAGCAGCGCCACAGCGAAGCGAGCCGTCCACGTTTTCGGCAAGAATGGATGCTTGGCTTCTTTGGTTCGCGTCATTCTGGACTTGGCTTTTCGATCTCGTTCCATGGATTCAAGCCCGGGCGAATGACACCGAATCATGGGCGAATCAGGCAAGCCAAAGCGCAACCACGGCTGGCTTGACGGCCAATGCTTCGATGTGGAATCCGTCCACCAACTATGCCCTTGGTCAAAACGCAATCAGCCCGACCAATTTCCAGACGTACCGTAGGCGGGTTGCCGGGGTAAGTGCCACTGACCCGGTAAGTGATGCAACGAATTGGGCGGCGGTGGCGGCGGTTCCTGACGAGAGCGTGACCGCAGCCAAACTTGCAAATGGGCTTTTTGCTTGCCGTGCATGGGTGAACTTCAACGGCACTGGCACTGTGGCGATTCGTGCTAGTGGGAACGTGTCGAGTATTACGGACCAGGGAACGGGAGCATTCGTCATCAACTTCACGACTGCGATGCCTGACTCTGCCTACGCTGCTGTGGGAACTGCTGTTAACTCGGAAAACTTTTTTACTGGCATCACTTCTTCCATTCCCACGCAATTGTCGGGCTGCGAAATAAGGGTGACGACTGATGCTGGCTCTTTAAATGACCCAAATTTTTGCTCTTACGCATTCTTTCGTTAAGGACTCCCCATGACCCAAGTAATCATCTACAACCAAGACAACGGCGTAGTCGCTGTCATCATCCCAACACCAGAAGCCCTTGCACTGTACGGCATCCAAGCCATTGCAATCAAGGATGTTCCTGCTGGCAAGCCATTCAAGATCGTGGACGCTGCTGACATCCCATCGGATCGCTCTGAGCGCAATGCGTGGACGGTTGACGAAGCAGACCTGACTGACGGCATCGGCGGCGAATCAAACGAATTTGAGGAGGCGGCAGATATTCCATTCAGCCCAATCGTGGACGCAAACGGAAACCAGTTCATCAGCACCACGTCGCTGTTATCGCATTGTGTTCAGGAGGCGGCATGATCATCAAAATCGACCCAGCAAAACTTTTGCCAAATGCAGAGCAAATCGAAGCCCTACGCAAAATTGCATACCGCGAAGAAAGCGACCCACTGTTTTTCAAGTGGCAGCGCGGCGAAGCAACCGAAGCCGAATGGATTGCGGCTGTAAACGCCATCAAAGCGCGATACCCTGAGCCAACCTGACCCACCGGGAAACACTGCTGAAAGAAAATGAACATGGCCGAACCTTCATCCTCTGCTGTTGGCGGATATGCCGCCTACAAACTCGCCCTTGCCTTGGGCCTACCTGCTGGCATTGCCGCTGTCGTGGTCATGCTCTGGGTGCAACCCAAAAGCCCGCGAGAATGGACGCTTGCCCTGATATGCACCATCGCCGGGAGCTTGTACGGCGGCGCTTATGCCGTGCGACACTTCGGCTTGCAAGATTGGGGCCAGACTTTCGAGGGTGAACTGGCCTTGGGCGGCATCCGCTTGTTGTGCGGCCTGCCCGCATGGGTCATTATTCGGGCCGCTTTTTTGTGGGTTGAAAAGCGCAATGGAAAAGACATTGTTGAACTGTTGACTGATGCGAAGGAAAAGAAATGACAAAGCTGATCGAGGCTGGCCGCAAATACTTAGGCCAACGCGAAGTGCCCGGCCCCGGCGTGAGTGCATGGATTCAAAAGCTGTGGGCAGACTTGCCCGGTGGCAAGTGGTTCTGGACGCATTACGGTGAGGATGATTCCAAACTGCCTTGGTGCGGCGCATTTATGGCCCGTGTGTGCAAAGACGTAGGGCTTGACCATCCAAAACAATACGCGAGCGCGGCATCATGGGGGGCATGGGGCGAAAAGGTAAGCGGGCCACACATGGGCGCTGTCGCTGTGCTGACCCGTGCGGGCGGTGGCCATGTGGGGATCGTCACGGGCGTAACCGCAAAGGGCGACATGGTGCGCCTGCTGGGGGGCAACCAAGGCGATGCAGTGAGTGAAGTGTGGTTCCCGGTCGGTCGCATTACGCACTATCGCAAACCCGCTGGGGCAACCCTCCCATTGGCCGAAGTTGCCACCGTCACCGCCATGAGCAGGTCCGAAGCATGAGCCCGTTCAAAATTTCCATGTGGCTTGCTGGGGGTGCGTTCGTAGCTTGGACACACTTCACGGCTTACCGCTTCGGTGGCGACGCGGTAAAAATGGAGGTCTTGGCTCAGTCGCTGAAAAGCATCGAGCAAGCCCGCGCACAAACTCAGGAATGGGCCGACAAAGCCACCAAAGCACAAAACGAGTACCAACATGCAACACACAAAAATCAGCTTCTGGATCGTCGTATTCGCGGCCTTGTTGACGGGATGCGCAGCGCCCCAACATCCAGCGAGCTTGCCCAGCAACCCAGCGCCGCCCTCGTTGACTATGCCGCCGAAGTCGAACGAGATTTTGCAGAGTGTCGAGCAGCAGTTGCAGACTTGGGATCAACGGCAGCAAGCGCGTCGGCAGCGGCTTGGGCTTTGAATGACGCTTGGCCGGATTGATTGTTGACATCGATCCGAGCCTGATCTTCGATTTCCTTTTGCGCCATCATCAAGCGTGAGCAAAGGCCCAGCGCCTTCGACGCCAGCGTGAGCATCTGAGCTTGCTGGCGCTCGATTTTTGCGGACGCATGAAGGCGGGTGGGTCTGTTTCGTTTCATGTCAATCACCTTTCTCTGTGATGGCGTGGGCGGCTTCGATGGCACGGGCGAAGTCATAGTATCTGTTCGCCGCAAGACCTCCGCCATTCAAGAGCCAAGCGCTATCAATCTGCTCATCCGTCAGCGGCACGGGTGCTGGTGCTGGTGGGGTGGTGTAGATTTTTGAGCCGACTGGTGGGATTTCTTTATAGAAGTGCATCCGAACCCGCATGGCATCAGACCCACGCACGCCCATACTTTCAATGACAACTTCGCCTACAGGCTCCTGCACAGATGCCGCCCTCTCATCAGCACGAACAAGGGCAACAAGGTGTTCGATTCGAGTAAAAAACTGGCCGTGAGCGGCTACAAGGTCGGGTGTTACTTTGGCCTCACGGGCCATATCAATCGTGTCTCTCATGGCATGGCCTTTCCAATTTCTGCTGCTGCACGGGTAATGGCTCGGCGGGTGGCTGCGTAGGGGTCTTTGCCGTATGGAATTGGCGACCCATTACGACCAGCACTCACTCGATCTGGCCCTTTTGATGTGACTGAATAATGCACAATCTGAAGCCCCAGCTTTACCGCCAGTCGTTGCGCATCGCCATCGTCTGTGAGGGGCGACCAAATTCCCGTGAAATCCGCCTCTTGCAAATACAGAGATGGCGAACCACCGCATAGCTCACCATATCCGTGACTCACATATCCCGCCGCCTTTGCAGCCAGTTCCAATAGCTCTCTGTCAGTCATTTCATCATCTCCAACATTGTTTCCCTGCACTCATTCCAGCCCGCCCGATAGTCGGGGTTTTCGCCGATATCGGTGATGGCATCGGGCACGGCTTGCTGTGCTGGTGGGGTGGCAAGTCTTGCAACCAACTGAGCCACCTTTTCCTCGCTCATTTCATTCCACTGGTGAGCAGGAATTAAAGGCCCATAAATCCACCCAAAACCCAAGGCCTCACGGAAAAGTGATGCTGCATCACAGGCTCGTTCTAAGTGGCTCATAGCTGGCCTTTCTTTGGTGCGGCGGCAAGCAGTTCGGCAATGCACTGGTGGATTTCCACAAACGGGACTTCCTCAAGATTGCCCGTCTGCATCTTTGCGAGGTTGTTGACCCACTCGTTTGTAGGCACGGCTGGAACCAGCTTCCACCCTTCGGGCACGGCTGGCTGTGCTGCGGGTTTGGTGGTGTGTAACCAATGCTGCCCTGCTCCGACTTTATAGTCTGAACATTGCATTTTGAGCGTGATGGTGTCTTGCTCAAAGTCAGCCTCAGCAATCACACAAGGCCATGCATCAACCTGAACAGGTGCTGGCTCCATCACGCATTCAATGCAACTGCAATATCCTGTCCCGCAGTTCTGCGGTCGTTTCTGCACAGGTGCTGCGGGCGGCTGTGCTGTCCACGTAAAACCATCGACGCTGACGGCGCGAGACCCGTCGGAAAACACGGCGGACACCGGGATACCGTCCTTCATGGCGAAACCTGCTAATTCCCGCTCCTGCACTGGTGCTTCGGGTGGGTTGCTTACATCTTGATGCTTGACGTATGCACCGAGGCTGTCCACTTTCATGCCCCCCTCACCGTTGGGTGAATATCGTTGCAGCTCCTGCACAGGTGCTGCGGGTTTGGTGGTGCGTGGCTTGATAAGCGCGTCGATGGCCTTCAAGGCTGCGCCAATGATCTCTTGGTCTTCATCCTCAAGGCCAGTCGCGGCGCTCAGGATGGTCCTAATTTTTTTTAATTCTTCAAGTGTCATGTCAAAAACTCCCGGCATTTGATGGTGATATGGGCAGGCAAGCCCGTGGCTTGGTGTCGCTTAATCAGCTCAGGACAGATGCTTGGCGGTGGCTTCGGCTGGTGATCCAACATCATCACGACCAACCCGCTTACAGCCATAACGGCAAAGGTCAGCAGCATGGCAGAAGCCAAGTAACTGAGATATGCCCGCCAAGATGTGGCGGGCAAAGGCTCGGGGCCTGGCAAGCGTTGGCCGATCTTGGCCACTGTCACGGGCTTGCGGGCGGGGCAGTCACGCCCTTGGGTGCAGTCGTAGTCGCAGCAGTTCATTTATGAACTCCACCAAGCGATCAACAGAACGGCAATGCCGACGCCAATGGCGAAGGCCAAGACGTAACCGGCGATGATCTCGCCGATGGTTTCATTCTTGTCTGACGACAGGCTCTGGTATCCCGGCGTCCAGTGGCACTCATTAAGAGTGCGGGGGGTAACGAGGTTTGAGGGTTTCATTTTCTTTCTTCCTTGATTGGTGGTCCGGGACAATCCCCGTCACTGCCCGCTGTCACCGGGCAGGGGCTGGTGCTGTCAGTGCTTATCGGCGGGCGTGCTCAATCACTGGGTGCTGCTTCCCACCTCGAATGCCTCGATTTGAGACTGACCCTGTAGCAATAAATTCTGGCGCATCAATTGGACCCCCAGACATCCCGCAAATAAAGGACCAACCGTCATTTGTGCAAACTTCCAAGCATTGACGCGACCAGTGATCCGATGTGAGAGTCCCGATTTGAATTGGGCCTTTTTCAAAATTTGTAAGCATGTTTTTCCTTAAAACTTTATTTTGCTTGCCTAACCTTGCAATTAATCGTATTTTTCAATTAAGTTAAAAAACTCCATTGCTTGCGCTTTTGTAATAATGATTGGTGCTTCATCTGCACAAATTGCCATAGACCCATTGAAATCAATAACATCAATTAGTTTGTTATCGTCTAAATTGGCACACAAGGCTATTGCCGTAAAAGTTTTTTTATCATTCATAATTTTTTCCTGTTGCGTTGTTGATGGCTCTATTGTCTACTTGTCCACAAAAAAATCTATTAGGACAAACCCTAATACGGGGCCGAAGCCCCGGTTGATTAAGCAAAGTTTTTGTCAACAATTGCCCAGCATTTAGCGCCTGCGCAAGATTCGATTTGGACGCAGGCTTTTGCTTTTTCGTAGCTGTCACCAAAATTATCCATTCTGAATTTGATGCGCTTAGTCAAATCTGCTGCAAATTTTTCAATCATTTCTGCGTTTGTCATGTTTAGCTCCGTTGCGTTGTTGATGCCTCAATTATTAGTCCTCAACCCTTCCTGAAACTTACAAACAAGGCTTTTTTTCTAGGGACTTTCCCTAGGTTGAGATCCGCCATTGTTCTTTTCCTTGAGTTTGGCTTCGATGGCTTTCCATAGCGCTACATTTTCAGCATATCCAACAGAGAAATATAAATCCGAATATTCCTCATCCGTCAGCCCAACCCATGTGCGCTGTGCTGCGGGTTTGGTGGTGTCCATCGTGTAGGTCTGCTCAAAGATCGCGCGACCGATGGGGTATTCCTCGCCTGATACGCCACGCATGATGAGGTCGTCAGGCTTCACGGGCGTGATGCCTTCGCGGGTGCTTACATGTGACTCACCGGGGCGCTGTTTGCGTACATGCACAACAACGGGCAGCTTCATGCAAGGTGTCCACTCATCCCCTACAGGCTCCTGCACAGGAGCCGAACGGGCTTTCCTGATAGCGGTGATAGCTGCATTTGCTTTGTCTACACCAGCACCCGCCCAATTTGGTGTGCTAAACGGCTCCAACGCTTCCAGCGCCAAGTCCAATGCCAATGCTTCATCTTTGGTCATGCTGCGTGCTCCATTTCAAATTCTGGGTGGTCGAGTCCTTGCCCATCGCGTTCACGGCGCATGGCTTCGGCAAGGTCATCTTGGATTTGGTGGGGTTTGAGCAGGCCCGCCATTTGCTCGTACACATCGAGCATGTCGGTGATGGCGCTCAGGGCGGGGCCGTCAAAGCCCCATCGGCCAGTTTTGTAGAACCGGGATTTGCAGCGCAGCAATGCGTCACGGGCGACAAGGCAAACCGATTCAACCAGCGGGCTGATTTTTTCGGCGCGCACCATCGACACATTGCAGGCATCGGAGAGGCAAATAAAGTCGTTGCTCTTGCCTTCACCAAGGCGGATGCGCTCAAAGGCCAAGCGACAGGGGGCAACAATTTGCCCCTTTTCTTCGGGCGTGAAGTCTTGAAACTTGCCCATGGTCCGGTAGATAGTGGAGGGGTCGGCCTGCCATTTGCGCTTGGCTTTTGAGGCGTTGCGGTGATTGGACTTCATTTTGTGTCTCCAGAAAAAACCCCGCACGGTGGCGGGCTGGGGTGAATGGATCATGCCGCTTTGTGCAGCATGTCGGCGTTGGCGGCGCTGCCTTTGCGGCGCAGCGTCGATTCGTATTGCAAGACCAGGGCTCGGAAAGCGATCAGGTCACGCTCCATCGCTTCGATGTAGTCGTCGTCGCGGTCGATGTGCTTCCAGTACAAATCCAGCTTGGCGGACTCCAGCGCGGGGCAGTACAGGCCGAAGTGCCACCACTTGCGCCCGGTGATCCACATGCACCCCTGAATCTGGTCGATGTACTCGGCAATGTCGTTTTCAAGCAAAACGGGCATGAGGCTGTCTGGAGACACCAAGCACTTATATTCGGACCCGCCATCGTTGCCGATCAGGCCGTCAGCGCTGGCACCAAAACATGAATCGTCGGTTTTCACAAACCCGGCTGTCTCCACGATCACCCCGGCTTCTTCTTCGTGGCGGGCACGGGCCATGGGTTCAAGTTCGTGGCCGCGCTTCATTTGCCATGTCTCAAAGCCTTCATCCAGCGGCCTTCCACTGATTCGCTCAATGGCCAACTTGAAGGCGTACTTTTTGGCGGCTTGGGTGAAGTCGCCTTTGTTCGGGCCGGACTTGAGGCGTTCGCGGGCTACCTTGAACATGCTGGCGGTGATCACCCCTGCACGGGCGGCGTGCCATTCTTCGCTGCCCTGGGTGCATTGAATGAGGATCATGTCGTTCTCCAAATGAAAAGCCTGCACGGTGGCGGGCTGGGGTTGGTGGTGGGCCTACTTACTGAGTCTGGTGTTACGTATGGACGAGATACATACCGCCAGCATCCGCTTTCGGCCCGTAATCGTCAGCCGCGAAGCTCGGCCAGTCGCTCGTCAAAGCGTGCGTTCAGGTTCTTCACTGCCTCGTTGTCGGTGATAGCGTTGATCCAGTCAGCGGCTACGTAAAGCGCATCCTCGTTCGTGGCTGCATTGATCTTGGCCAGCACCTGTTCGACTGTGACTTCGCCCGTAGTCTCGGCTGCTTTCGCCTCCGGCTCAACCGTTCTGGACTTGTCCACATCTGAGGCTGCGGCTTTCAAGCGTTCATGTTCCCCGGCCAGCAGTTTACGGTCTTCTTTGCTTGCCGTCTTCCAAAATTCCTGATAACCGGCCATGCCCTTGGATGCGGCGGCTTCGGCGGTGGCGATCAGGGCAGGGCTGGCGGTTGGCTCAAGCACATCGGCGGTGCCCATATCCACCGGCACCGAAAATTCCTGCAACTCGTCCGGGGTGTAAACGCCCAGGATCACATCGGGGGCATACAACCGCGCCCAACGCTTTTGCGCCAGATAGGCCAGTTGCTGCTTGGGGTCTTCCGTCCACAGCGTTGAGTTGCGGGTGCGGGCTTGGGTCATCAGCAATTCCAGCATTCGCGGCCCTGCCTCACCCTTGATCGTGGCCCACACTCGCACGCCAAGGCCGTGCTCGTCGTTTGTGTTCCAGTCCGGCATCATGTATTTCTTGGGGTAGCCGTTGTCGTCCTTCTTGGTCTTGCTTTCAACCATCTTAAATTTGCCGACGATTTTTTCCCATGGACCAAACCACTCAAAGTTGAAGCGGTCGGCCAACAAACTGCTGGAGTTGATCACGCTGGCCACAAGCTGGGCCTCGTAGCCCAAGACCCCGTTAATCGGGTAAGTCTTCTGTGCCACTGCAAATGGGTTCATTCCCCATGTGGTGGCCTGCATGACCACTGCCAGGCAGTCGCCGGGTTTGCCATGGAAGTGCTGAGGCACCGTGCTGCGGGCGGTAGCCATGAGGTTGGCGAAGCGCTCCATGCGCGCCAGCGCGTTCATGTCCATCATCAGCGCGGCGCTGCTGGTGTTGAAGGCGGGGGCAGGTGGTGTCTGCACTGCTGCGATTTCGGTGTTTGTGGTGGCGTTCATTTTTGGCTTTCTGCAAGGGTTTTGAATTCGTCGGCACGCTCTGCAAGCCAACGGATGGCTGTCGCCAGTGGTACATCGCGAATGTCGGCGATGGTCTGCGCCAGATCTTCGGCGCATGGTGTCTCATCCAGCGGCGCAGGCTCGTCAATGACAGGCGCGTCAAGGGCTGTGGCAAGGGCAGTGTATGCGGCCAAGCCCGTGGGCATGATCTGCCCCAATGCTTCGCGGGGATCGTCGGCCAGCACTTGGGCGGGCTTTTCTGGCTTGTAAATGGATGGAAACCCAAGCCCCCCCATGATGGCGTTGATAGCCTGCCGTTCGTCTTGGGGAGGTCTGTTTGCTTTGCTTGGCGGCATGCCAAAAATGTTGGCGACAAAATCATTTGTCATGGCTTCTCCTTCGAGTTGGTGGGGTTGGGTTTAGGGTTGCAGGGCCGTTTTGACGGCTTTCTTATCGGTGTCTTTTTTGCTCATATCGGCTTGACCTCCACCCGGCCATTCGGGTCTGATTCGTTGAGTTGATCCATGCCCGCCAGAGTGGCGTCGATGGCGCTTTTGAAAATGCCGGTGAATTGGGTTTGAACCCGGGCAGATATCACGGTTATGCGGTAGATCCTCATGCTGGTTGCTCCAAGCGTTTGAATTCGACCACCCAGACCCATGGGTTGGCGTCCCACGATCCGGGGCCGTTGATGGATTCCCAAAGCGCCTGATAGTCTTGCCTGACCGACCCGCGCAATTCGCCGTTTTCATCACCGGCATCGCGCATTTCTTGGATTCCCTCTGCCCAGCAGTCTTCAGGGCTTATGTCCTGCAACCGCTCCACGCGCACGCCGGTGATTTCCAGCGTGATGCGGCTGGCGGCACGAGGCATGTGGATGGCGGGACGCCAGGGCTGGCGCGGGGCTACGATGGCTCGCTCTTGCTCGGCTGCGGCGTCTGCGCGGTACAGGTAGCACGCGCCCAAGTCCATGTGCGTTTCCCTCACCCAAAGCCGGTCGGCGGGCTTTCCGTATGGGCAGGCAATTTCATTGTGAGAACCACTGCGGATTGGGTCTGTGCAGCCGCGCGCGCGCCAAGCTCTGTAGCCCCCGACAAACCAGTAAGGCTCGCCGCCGTGCTCAGCTTCTGGCTGGGGCTTCACCACCCGTCTCGTCTGCGTCTTACTGCCATCCAGCAGAGCGCGCACCATGGGCGCACTAAACAAAATTGGATGCTCTTTCATTGGTGTAAAACTCCATGATCTTGTTGACAAAAAAGGCTTTCACCTTGTCCAGCGCTTCAACTGCTTCAACTTGACCATTGGCCGCGCAATGGACAAGGGCTTGCATCAGCGCCCGGTTGATTGTTTGGTCGCCGCCTGAGCAGGCATCGTCCAAGACTTCGATCAGATCACCGTAATAGCCGCCGCCGATTTCGGCGTCAATGTCTCGGGCCTTCAGGCATTCGTCCCATGCTTCGCGCAGTTGTTGGGCTTGCTGTTCATCGCGCTTGTCTGCGGCTTCGGCTTGGCGCTCTTGCCAGTCGGCGTGCGCGTCAAGTTGCTCAACCATGTTCATGTTTGCTCTCCGGTTTTGGGGTAAACACAACGGTGGATTTCAACCGAATTTGAGTATCGCGGACGGATGCTTAGGCTCTCAGAATACAAAACACCATCGCGCC